ATTGACGCCATTCCGGGCCAATGGGTTCAGACTAGCTATAACACACGGGGCGGCCAGCATCCAGAAGGGCGTCCATTACGCAAAAACTACGCTGGCATTGGCTATGTTTACGATAGTGTCAGAGACGCTTTCTACGCACCTCAGCCATACTCATCTTGGGCATTGGACGAAGAAACATGTTTTTGGAACCCGCCAACCCCACATCCAGCCGATGGAAACGCGCACACATGGGATGAGTCATCATTATCTTGGATTCCTGTTTCTTAATTTATGGCAAGAAAATCTGTATCACTCGCAGTAGGTCGCGGCGAAAAGTTGCCTGTGTCCAAAGGTGCAGGCCTAACAGCAAAAGGCCGAGCCAAATACAATCGAGCTACTGGCAGCAACCTTAAGGCTCCTGCGCCCAACCCAAAAACCAAGTCTGACGCTGGCCGTAAGAAATCATTTTGTGCTAGGATGGCTGGTGTCGTAGCCAAAGCAAAAGGCCCAGCAGAACGGGCTAGAGCAAGCATGAGACGCTGGAAGTGCTAATATGAAAAAAGGACTCTACGCCAATATCCACGCCAAGCGCGAGCGGATCGCCGCTGGCAGTAAAGAACGCATGAGGAAGCCCGGATCAAAAGGCGCGCCAACTGCAAAGGCTTTTAGACAATCGGCCAAAACGGCCAAGAAGAAATAGGTATGGACGAGTTCATCAGCAAGGTGCTCACCCATATCTTCGACCAAGGCTTGACGGTCTCCCTGCTGGCGTTGGCCCTGTACTATCTGCACAGCAAACTAAACAAACTAGAGGTAAAGATCTCAGAATGCGAGCAAGACAGACTCAAGCTCTGGGAACGAATCGCTCAACTCCACGACTAATCCTATGAAAGAACATCTCAAACAACCATCCACTTGGCTCGGACTTGCTAAACTTGGCGCTGCTGTTGGATTGTACAGCACTGGCATCGGTGGCGCTATTGCCCAAGGAGTTATGGCAATCTTTGGCATTATTGACGTAATCCGCAACGAGAAACGGTGATTGACGAGCGGTCAGCCAAGCACATTTCAACGCTGCTCCCTGAAGTACAGGGCGCATTTACAGCTTTTTTGCTCGATGCTAAAGAACTGGCAGCTAAAGACGGCTTGGACTACAGAGTCATCTGCGGTACTCGATCATGGAACGAACAGGCTGCACTGTACGCCAAGGGGCGCACTGCGCCGGGACCAAAGGTGACTAATGCCAAACCGGGATCATCGATGCACAACTTCGGACTCGCCATCGACTGCGGCGTGTTCAAGGGCAAAGTGTACATGGATGGCAGCACACCCGCTGACGCAAAGATCGCTGACCTTATGCATAAACAAGCCTCCACGCTGTGCGCCAAACACAAGCTCCGCTGGGGTGGCAAATTCAAGAAGCTGTACGATGCGCCTCATTTTGAGTACGATACTAATTATTCTCTTGCTGAGTTGCGTGTTCGCCGGGCCAAAGGGCAATCCTTAATCGCTTAACTTATGCCTAAGTCAATGAAATCCTTACTGATGATCCTTGGTGGCCCTATGGGCGACAAAGGACGTTCCTGTCCTGAATGTGACTCTCCAATGGAGGCCGACGGCACTTGTTCCGAGTGTGGGTATGGCGAAGAGGAAGAGTACGAGGACGAGGGTGAAGAAGAGGATGAGGACAACGGCCACATGGAGCGTATGGTCGAGATCCGCGACGATCTTCAACGCCTTGTAGACAAGCTTAGTAAGCTTATTTCCTAATGCCGCAAGAACTTCAAGTAGAGGGTGACAACATGTTTATTGGCTTTGCCAGTAGGCTGGATGCTGCCAACTTAAAGCCCGGAATGCTACAGGCGAGCTTTAACACCCGCTTGCAGCGCGGCGTGGCACAGCCCCGCAAGGGAACTAAAAGGCTTACCGACAATGATCTTGTGTCTTTGACAATGGTTGGATCAGGGCTGTACGTTGACGGCGCAGGACATGACAACATCGTGCTGGTATTCACTGACAGGATGTACCTGTACAGGCCAGCTCAAGGCTCAGAGCCTGAAGATTTAAGCCAAGCATTTCTGTTTCCTGCCAACAGAACAATTGCAGTGGGCGGAATTTGCGATGTAGTGGCGGCGCTTAATAAGATCTACATCTTTCGCGGTAAGTACGACAAAACGACGTTCGTTGCAGCCGAGTCTAACCCTGACATCCTCAACGGTCACACTGGAACGATCACAATCACGACCACACCAGCGCACGGTTACACCACAGGCGACGAGGTAACTATCGGGCGCACAGACGGCTCAGACACGGCGGGACAGGCCGTCACGGGCAGTTACTTCATCACGGTGACAAGTCCGACCACGTTCACGTTTGAGTACGACAACAACACTGGCTCAACCTATGCCACACGAACCAACCAGACAGGCTGGACAGCTCGACGCGGGAAGCCACCGTTAATATGGCAGGATGGGCAGGCGGCACTTTCGTTTGCACAGCAAAAGTCCACAATAGACGCTGGCGTTGTTACAGGCATCACGCAATCTGTGCCATGCGCTGATTTTGGGTTGTATTTTCAGAACAGGCTTGTCCTTAAGTATGGCGACTACCAGATGTTGGTGAGTGACATCTTAAGCGAACAGTGCGACACGACATTAAACAACTTCACAATAAACACTGGCGGAAATGACTCGATTGTGGGGGTGCTGCCGTGGGTGCAAGATCAGTTCTTGGTCTTTATGACTAAGAGTATTTATGTTGTTTATGTTGAGACTGACAACTTTGCCACTGATTCACCCCCCGGAGCGCAGAGCAGCACAACGGTGGTGACGACCGAGATTGGCTGTCTAGCCAGACGTTCAATCGTTTCTGCGGGTCAGTTTGTATTTTTCCTTTCGGCCAACGGCGTCCACATGCTGACGCCCCAGCTTGACTTAAAATTACTAGGCAACACACTGCCGCTCAGTGAACCGATTGCAGACTTTTTTGACTCCATAAACTACGACACTGTTCAAAACTCGGTTGCGACTTATTATAACAATCGTTTTTACATTGCTATGCCAACAGGCGACGCAACAAGAAATAACAAGATTTTGGTGTACAACACGCTCAACCAAGCATGGGAATCAATTGACTATTATCCGACTGGGTTATTTTTAGACAACTTTATCTTGTCCGCGTATATCAATCAACGCAGGCTGATGATTATTACTAATTTTGCTGGAGAAGGTCAGTACGGAGGCGTGTTTTTAAGTGAAGAGCAAGTTGAAGGCGACGAGTTTAATACATCTAATGCAACGCCTGTATTGTCGTTTACTTTATTTCCGGCATCTATTCAGCCAAATGGGCAGCCAGCTAAGACTGAATCTACCTTGATTGCAAGCACGCAGAATTTTGTCCATATTCCTGCATCTGTAAAAACTAGAGAATACACGTTTGGCGGCGCTTCTGAAAAACGGTATAGCAGGGGCGAGTTTAGCTTTAGCAACGTGCAAAATGATTTTGTTGAGATTGACGCAACAACATACGACCCAGACTCTACTGAGACGGTGCTAAAATACAGCTTTAGCGGAAACTCAGATGGCACGCTCCGCCCAAGGATAGCAGCACGGGGAACGTCGATTGCCTGCACTGTAAATTTCGTTGTTGGAAGACCATCCTTGAAAAGTACTGCTATTTATGCTATAGCAGCTAATAGACCAATGATCTCGCAGGAGTAACTTTATGTCCATCCAGCAAATCCAAAAAGGCACAACTTATGCAAATTACCCCGCCAGTAATTCGCAGGTAACTGCTGAAAATCTTAATGACCACGTTGACAACGCGGTGTTGTTGTCCGGGGCTATTTCGGCACAAAACGCAGGCGTTCCTCAGGATGGCGATTACATTTTAGCTGAACGAACAGGATCGCTTTTTAAATACACGCTTTCGGCTGTTCAAGCATTGCTTGCAACTTACTTTCCATTGCGGTCAGGCTCGTCAATGACTGGCGAGTTGACGCTGTCTAACAACAATCCAAGCGGAGCAAATGTGGCGGCAAGCAAGGGATATGTTGACTCCGTAGCCACAATAACAGCCGCAAGGGTGCCTGCGGGCACAATTGTTATGTGGGGTGGATCAACGCCTCCGTCTGGCTGGCTGGAATGCAACGGCCAACCTACTTCTAGCTATCCGAATCTTATTGCTATATACGGATCAACCGTACCAGATCTTCGTGGCGAATTTGTCCGTGGATGGGATAACGGCAAACTTGTTGATCCGGGGCGCGGAATCAGAACTTATCAGGGTCAAAGCATACAACCGCACACGCACACCGTTGCAAGCGGCGGCCAACAAAGCAACAATCAGAATCAAAGGTACGCCGATAATCCGGGAAACATCAACAACCTTGGATCACAGACAACTGGGTCCGCAGGAAGCACTGAAACCCGCCCACGCAACTTTTCCCTCATGTTTATCATCAAGACATGACCATTCAAGAATGGGAGCAACTTGTAGACACGTTATATGAACAATGCCGAAACCATCTTCAACTTCTTGGACAAGTCTCCCGAGATGACGTTGACGGGTATCTCAGCTTTTATGGTGTCCATGACAGCATTTATGTGGCTCGCCGTGACAACGTCATCACCGGCATCTCGACTACACATCCCGGCGTTAGCGACTTTAATTGGAAGTGGCGCAAGCAGGACGGCCTCTGGACGATTCACATGGCATGGGCAAGCGAGCCTGAAGCAGTCGCAGACATGTTCAACCAGTTCTTTGCACGCAAATCACCGATCACACAAGTGTGGGCATGGAGGCACGATCATGCCGTTCCAATCACTCCAAGGAAACTAGAAAGACTTTTATATGGGCGGAGGCAAAACTCAAGTTGTACAAGCACCACAGGCTCCAAATTATCAGGAGTCCATGCGGTCCATTTTGCAGGCGCAGGTGGATATGGCTCCGCAAGTTTATGCCAGCGAGGCGATTTACCAGCCTAAATATCAGCTTCTTCAGGATCAGATTGCAAGGCAGGCCGCCACAAGCCAGATTGGCTTGTATCGAGACCTGCAGCCTCATTACTCCGCGCTAGAAGAAGACTACATGAAGAGCCAGCAGGCTGCGCAGCTGCGCGGCTTGCAGGGGCGTGGAGGTGAATATGTTCAGGCATTTCAGGATGTGCAGGGTGTTGGCGGCATCAACCAAGCTCTTCAACAGTACGCCCAACAAAAACTAGGAGCCTTGCAGACTAGTGGCACATTGCTGTCTAAAGCTGAAGAAAGAGACATTACAAACGAAAGCCTTAGAGGCTACGCAGCCAGAAACACGGCACTTGGTTTGCAGGCCAATCTTGCCGAGGTAATGAACCGCTACAACGCTCGTCAGGCCCGGGAACAGCAGCTTGTGGCCCTTGGCACAGGTTTGGGTGGCTACTTCCAACAGCAGGCAGCTCCTGCGCTTACTTCGTTCTACCAACAGCCTATGTATGCTGGCAACTTTAGCGGTCAAGCAGCGCAGCTTGCAAACATGGCTCAGCAGCAGGCTGGCCCGCAGTACTTTAACCCAGAGTCACAAACAGGCATGGGCTCGATCTACGGGGCGTACAACGCGCAGATGCAGTTGGCTGCTGGCACGGCTCAGGCGAGAGCTATGGAACGTGCAGGACGTAGTGCGATGTGGGGACAGATTGCTGGAGCTACTATCGGAGCCGTTGGGAATATGGCAAAGTGCTGGGTGGCCCGTGAAGTGTATGGCCGCATGAACCCAGACTGGCTAACCTTCCGCGAATGGATGGTGAACGAAGCGCCTGCATGGCTAAGGAATATCTACATCAAGTACGGAAAACAACTTGCAGCCTTTATTAAAGATAAGCCTCGCGTAAAGTGGTTTATCAAGCTGTGGATGGACTCAAAGATTAAGCACTAACTTTATGGCAAAACCTCGTGAACTTTATAATACACCGGCACCACAAGCGATGAGCTTGATGGGCCAAGGCATTGCTGACGCTTACGCTAACGTAGGGCGCATTCATGGCCAAGGATACCAAGCCCTTGGAGAAGGTATTGCTCAAGGGATTACTCAGGCTGCCAGCGCTTATGCAGGCTACAAACAACAACAGTCTCAGGCTAAAGCCTATGAGGGATTCTTAAATAATGAACTTGGGCAGAAGGCGCTTGGCATTAATGCAGAAACTGCTAAGGGCTACATCAAGGCAGCTAAAGACATGGGCGGCCCAGAGGCTCAAATTCAGTTTTACCAGATGGGTATTCCCGGCTTGATGCAGCAAAACTTTATGATGCAACGGATTGGTGCCCAAAATCCCGTAAAACCTGCACCTTCATATCCAGCTATTACCTTTGAGGAGTCTCCACTGTCAACCCCAACGCCATCTCCATCGCCATCTGGCGGCATGACAGTTGGAAGTGATCTTGGAAGCGGAGCAATCTCTCCACAAACTGCGTCTGATGGCGATGTGGATTTCACCAATTTTTTAAGAAAGAAAGGCTGGGCTGGCGGACCCGTAAAGCAAACTTGGGTGGATGAATATAATTCACTTAACCAAATTCCTTATTTCATTAGAAGATAACATATGTCTTTAGGTGATTATATCTTTAAAAGTCTTCCGTACAGGATGCAGAGTGATATTGCCTATGGCAATTACATGAATGCAGAGGCTGACATTAACCGTTTACAGGGGTTAAATCAAAACCTTGCCTCCTATCGCGAGGCCTTACAAGAAGCACAGCAAGCCAAGTTCACAGCTGGGGAGGAGTATCTTGCCGCAATCAATGCATCCCGAAAACAACAAGGCAAGGAGCCATTTACTGGATATCCAGAAGAGGCTATGGGCACACGCAGGGTAATGCCAGCAGTTGACCGCATGGGTGCGCCCCTTACGCCTGATGAAGAAGATATGCTTAGGCATACACCTCCACGCAGGGCTGTTCCTGTTTCTCCAGAAGAGATGACGCAGGCGCAGGAGACAAGGTTTATGCAAAATGCTGGTGAAATGGCTCCAGCATCATACCAAGAGACCAGCGAGGAAGGCAGTGTGCCCACAAGCCCGTCTAGAGTTCAATTCCTTGGTGGAAGAATGGAGGGTCAGCCAGAAGCTCCTAAGCAACCAAAAGCTACAAAGAAATCTGATTTCACTCAAGTCTCGAACGAGAAACAGCCTGCAAGGCAGTTAACTCCACTTGAGCGGTACAATGACTTGATTTCAAGAGGCGAAGTTGGTGAGGCAAATGAACTTAAGTACAATCTTGAGAAGCAGACATTTGACCGCAACATGGCAAAGATCAACGCTGCTTACGTTCAAGTTTTAAACACTCAGGGTGCCGCTGAAGCGGATAGGTTTAGAGATGGGTACGCTAAAATAGCCAAAGAAAGGTTTCAGACTAAGCCTATTGAGGAGACTGAAGCATTTAAGACTGCTCAAGTGTATGTGAACCGGGCTGGCTTCCATCAGAACCGCAGTAGCGTTGCGATGCTTGGAGAAGAGTTGGCTTTTGCAAAAAAGATGATAAAGGATGGCAAATCTAAAGAAGCTGTAATTCAGGCTCTTTCAGCAAACATCCCAAAACTAATTCAGTCTCTTGCTACTGGACAATCAGATGCCGTGCAGGAAGCCGAAGCAAGAAGGTTGATGCCTGAACTTACAACGATTCTCGGCCAAGGATTTGACATAAATGCTGCGCTTAAGCTCGCAAGTCAAAAGGAAGCATCCAAGTGGTTTACGACTCAACCTCAAGACTTTATTAATAAAGCAGAGAAAATCTTTGCTGCTGCTGTGAAGGTTCAAAACGAAAGTGCAAAGCAGTACAGAAAGCAGATTGGATCAAGGGCTGCGGAGTCCATACTATTGACCGAACTTCCAACAGCGGTTGAACCCGGAGGAGGTAACGAATTGTTTCAATACAGGCAAAGACTTGCCGCAATAAACCCTTCGCCACAGCAGGCTCAGATGCAAGGTCAGCCACAGCCTCCTCCAGTACAAACCCAAAGGGGCACTGCTGCTGGAGTTAATCCCTCGTCTATTTGGCCTGTCTTTGGTAAAGATAGCTTTGGCCAATAATATGCCTTCTCCGATCTTAACCAAACAACTTCCAGTTGACCCTGAATCCGATAGCTACAGCATTGCCCTTCCAACTAGGTTTCTAGAGGATGGCAACATTGCTACTATAAGTTATCCAAAGAGTGTTCCTCTAGAAGAGGCACTTGCTGATATTCATGCAAACAACCCAAGGGATGCTGCTGATACGCACATTGAGTACATGCTCGATCCTGAGTATCGCAAGAACATGCCGTTTGAGGATTTTAAGGAGTGGAAGAACGTAAAGCGCAAACTACAGGGGACGGAAGTGGACATGAGCTATATGGATCTTGCCGTGGATGCGGCAAAGGCTATAGCCAAGGGGGCAGGGCAGACTGCTGTCAGTGTACTTGGGTATGGTTCTACGGATCTTGACCTAAAGAAACAGGCTTCCAATATGTGGAATGCCGTCGAGGCCGGTCTTCAAGGAACTGAAAGACTTTTCCAACTTGGAAAGCTGGCTGCTGGACTTACTGCCAAGCAACTTACTTTTAATACTGACGCAACTGATGAGGTTGAGTACTGGCTTTATCAGCAAGAGAACAATCTTGTTGATACCATGCAGAAGCGTAGTTCTGGTGAACTTATCACATCGGATATGCGCCCATCTCAGATGGCGGCACCGACCAAAGAAGATATTGCAGACATCAATTCGATGGCTAACTTCTTGGATGCCAGTCTTCTTGTTCCTCCGCTTGGAATTGCCGAGAAGATAGGAGCAAAGGTAGCTGCCAACACTATTGCCAGAAACATCCTTCCAAAGGTAATTGCTGGAGAGATCTTGCCTAAACTTGCATTTGGAGCAGCCGAATACACTGGCAAGGCGTTGGATTACGGCACCAAGCTTGTACTTAACGGTGTTGTTGGAACTGTTGAAAAACTAGCCGAGGCGGCAGGCCAAGGGGCTGTATCTCCGGGGGCGCAATATCTTGCGCGTAAGGCGGCTGTTATTGGACTTGGACTTACGGATGCCACATCGGGACTTGTAGCCATGTCTGCTGCTGGGAAGTTTGGCTTAAGACCATTAGGCGAGATGGGCGGGGCTATGGCGAAAGCAATGGCAGAGGGTGCGCCAGTAAGGGGCGCATTGCGTGAAGTTGCTCAAACCAGCAGTTCGGACGTTGTTCGGGCAATGGCAAGGGGCGCTGTAAAGATAGCTCCCCCAGAGGCGTTCTTTGATGGTGTAAAGCACATTGCTTCAGCGGCCTTCGATACTGGCATGTTCATGGGAACACTTGGCATGATGGAGGCTAGTGCCGCACAGGATGATCCTATCCACGGGTTCATGGAAGGGTTTGCAAGTGGTGCTGGCGCTGGATCTATGTTTGGTGCAGTAGGGGCGCGTGGTGCTGCCAAGGGAGCCAAGGTTGCAAGGCTTGCAGAGTACTTTGATAACGACATCCGGGGCAGGCAGCCGCAGGCGGCAATCGACGTAAACGGGCAGCAGGTAAGGATAAACGATCTTGATGGTAGGGTTGCACTATTTAACCGCGACGATCTTACCCCTGAGCAAAAAGGATTCATCTTATCGCTCACTCAAGCTCACGAAAAAAGCGGCAACTCAGTTTACTTCCATGATGGCTCGCCAGAGATGCTGGCAGCCTTAGAAGCCGCTGGAATTGGTGCTGGTGAAGGCGTGCAGTTCTTTGATGGGCCAGAAGGCAGGAGTACGGTCATCATGGATGCCTCGGCGTTAAGTCCCGGCACGGCTGTTGAGGAGGTATTCCACGGGATGGTCAGCGACTCGGTCATTAAAGAGATTGGTCGCAACATCAACTTGGAACTAAAGGCTGCTACAGCCCCAGAGGCTGCAGTTGACCCGACCCTTCCGACCTACGCCCCAAGACGGTCTGCGGCAAACAAGGCCCGTGGGCAGGAGATGCTTAACGATCTTCAGAGTTTTGCTGACAGGTATATCGACCTTCTTGAAAAGAGTGGCACCGAATCTGGACGCGCAAAGGCGGCGGAGTATCGCTCGTTGATCTATCGGGTAGCGACAGACCCGAACATGATGCCTGACATCAAGGCTGACATCCTTACCCCTATCCTTAACGAGTATGGGGCAAACTACGCTAGGGCCAAGTTGGCTGGCATGAAGTTGCCAAACCTAATGGAGGGAAACATCCGCAACTTGTGGGATAACCTGTGGGATAAGACGATGGGCAACCTGTTGTCTTCCTTTGATGCCAGCAAGATTGGGGCGATGAAAGATCCGATCACCGGGCATTTCTTCAACGAGAAGGGCAAGCGTGTAATCAATCCTACCCTTGAGCGGATGGTTGATCGGTACATAGAAGCCGCCTCCGAGGGGCGCAAAGAGATCCCTGCCGAGAATACAACATCCGGCACCTACTACTTTGACGTTCGAGCCGACAAGCCGTTTGTGTCCTACGAGGACATGATCGACGGCAGGCAGACAACGCAGGCCGAGAAAAAGAAGATCCATAATGCTGCATTTAAAGAAGCGGCTGAGTGGTTAAACGCCAACTCTCCTGTGGACAATGTTGTTCTTGTGACGGATCGCCTTAAGTACGAGGGCGCGTTTCACGGGAACATAACAAACATGAAGTCAGGCAAGGATACGCTTATCTTTACACAAAACATGCCAGAAGCCTTCTTTGATTTTGAGGCAGAAAGGGGCCGACTTACCCCAGAGCAGGCAAGTATCCATAAGAGCATAAACCGCAGCATGGTTGGCGGCCAGATTATAATGATTGATGCTATATCGGATATTGGCAAGCATAAGGGTGACAGGAGCCTTGTGTACTATGGGCGCGGCAATCGAGCATTCTTGCCCATTTCCTACCAACAAGGGCCGACGGGCGGTCTTACACTTTCAGGGCTGGATATAACCCGTGTATGGAGCTACGCCCAACGTGCAGCCAAGAAAGTGCGTGCAGTACGCGAAGAGTTTAAAGCCAAGGGCATTGACTCCATGCAGGAGTTCCTGCCGTACATGCAGAGGTACTTTGATAACTACTCCAGCGAGAACCCAATCCCGGCAGCCGAACTTAAAGACTTCTCGCCAACCATGCGGGATGTAATCAGCATGGCACTTAGCGACAGCATTGGGATTCGTGAATCCTTTAGGGCCGAGGATGAAGGCAAGTTTCAGAACCTGCACACCTTCAGCGCAAGGTTAGTTGGTAGCCCAGAGGCATCGGTTGTCACAAAGTACCGCAGGGGCGACATCACTCACGCTGAGATGAACAGGGGGCTTGAGGCCAAAGGGGCGCGTCAACGTGTTGTGCCTCTTGGTAAAACGGAAGCTGAAGCGGTAAAGGCCGTGAAGATGGCGCGTGAATCTGTGTCACTACTACAGCTTAGGGCTGACCGTATACTTGGCTTGTCAGACTTTTCGATCAACAACGCTCCGTTTGCCATCAAGTACAACCCGTACAAGGTAACCAATCTTGTCCGTGCAAACTTTAGTCCGGGGCGCACCATCAACGAGAAGATTGGCGACTCGCAAGTTATTACCGACGCAGTCAATGGCAAGCGCATGATTGTCAAGCCAACTGGCAAGGTGACCTTGTTTGATGGCGAGAACAAGAGCATCCACGATAGCGTCGAGGAAGCGCAGGACTTTGCCAATAGCAGGACTAATAAGCAGGATCTTAAGAATCCTCCTGTAGAGCAACCTGACGTTGAGGCTATGTTTGCGCCTAAGCGCAAGAAGGATGCAATCGAGTCCACAGACAACGCTTTCAATGATCCTACAAACTCTATCCGCGCTTTGTCTGATAAGGCGGCACGCCTTTACCGGGATGGGCATCTTGAAATTGGAGAACTAAACAAGATCCTTGTTACCCTCAATCAGCGGCAAGGCAAGTCAACTACCGAGGCAAGGAAAGAAGCTGCCCTGTTTGTGGCGGATGCCGTGCGTGGATTGAAGCCTGAGATCATTCAGCAGGAGAAAGCGCCTGCAGTTGAACTTCCAGCGGAAGAGCCATCGAATGTCACCTATGAAGGGATGACTAGAGATGAAGCTGTTACCCTTAAGTTGCTTAACAAGAACGGCACTGTATCTCTGAGCAAGATCCGAAAGTACAACGCCGAGAAGGCTAGGGAGCAAAGAGAGCTTGACCGTCTTCAAAAGGAAAAGAATGCCGAAGTTGAGGCTCTTGCAAGGGAGATTAAAAAGAAAGAGGAGCAAGACAAGCGGGAACAGGATCAAAAAGATCAAGCCAGACAGAAGGAACTCGATGCTGCAAAGCGTGCAAGCGAAAAGGAGTACGAGGCTACGACCAAGCGTATCGAGAAGATGATCCGCGATGACAATGAGAAGGCGTACCTTGAGCGTCAAAAGATAGAGGCGAATTTTGAAAATCGGATGGAGAAGATTCGCGAACGGGCACGCAAGGTTCGCAAGAAGACAATGGAAACCCTGCTTAAGGAGCAGGATCAGTCCTATGATGCTTATGTAAAAGAGTTTCTGGCCCAAGAAGACCTTACTTCCAAACAAGCAATTGCCGCTGGCGTTGAGCGCAGGAAGGCAGGTGAGCAGGCCGAGGCTACAGCCCGCAGGCAACGCACAGTCGAACGTGTAATGGGTATGAAGTCCCTGCTGGAGGCAAGGGATACTCAGGCGGCTGAAGATGCTGCCACAGTACTAAAGTTCCAAAACAGATTGGCTGACCAGCAAACGGCCATGCAGGATATAGCGGCTAGAAAGGCCGAGGCTAGGGAGTTAAGGGCACAAGAGCAACCTGCCAGAGTTGAAGATATCCAACCGATCTCTGATCCCCGGATACCAAACAATGTCCGAATCATCTTTACTCCATCCAAGAAGTACCGTGTATATTACTCTGGCGCAGGGCTTGTGGGTATAGTAAACGACTTTGATTCCGCACTTAAACTATCTCAAAAATATGCCGCTCGTTAAATCTCCATCTGATAAAGCCTTCACCGAGAACCTTCGCCGCGAGCTTGGGGCTGGGAAGCCACAGAAGCAGGCAGTTGCTATTGCTTACCGCGTACAAAAAGATGCTGCGCGTCAGCAGCACGCAAAAGCAGCAAAACGCAGATAAGTAAGAAAAAAGTCTTGCGCGTCCTTTTGTTGCGGCTAGGTTTGCTCCACATCTTCATGGTGAGGATGTAAACTAGAAAACAACAAAATGACTCAAATCAAAGACTTAGAACAATTAGCGCCAAACACCGCAATCGCGGAAATGGTACTCGGGGTAAAAGCTGTTTACCCTCCTAAAAGCCCAAAGGCACCCTACAACTTGGTGGTGTTCGACTCCACGGGTGAATCCCGCCTTGCCGCATGGAGCGACGTTGACCTGTCTGACTACAAGGGTGGCCGGATTACGGTACGCAGCACGGCAGGTAAGCGAGGGCTTGACGGACTTAATGTGGTCTACAGTGAGTACAACAAGCGTAACGAACTCAAACTTGGCAAAGCTGGACAGATCTTCAATGATGCTGAGTTGCAGTTGCAAGGTGGAAGCACGGGGCCAAGTCCTGCTGTAACCAGCAAGAGTCCGATTGCAGGCCCGAACGGCGGCAGTGGAGTTGCGCCTTATAATGCTTCAGCAATTACTCCCAAGGCGTTCATCTTCCAGAATGCTCAGTTGATGGTCGAGGCCATCAATGCCGCACAGTGGGTAGCCAAGCAGGTAGAGGCTATCACCCCGGATCACCTTCAGGCCATTGCGTCTTCGCTCTACATCAGCGCAGAACGTGCAGGCATGGCAAGGCAGTTCCCTCAGGCCGAGAAGAAGGCTGAGACAAAGGTTACTGCACCAGCAAAGAAAGACGACGAAGATGATCTTGGATGGTAATATGGAACGACTTATCAAAACCAAAGAGGTAGCCCTGCAACTAGGGCTGGAAACAAACACCGTCCTACGATTGGCGCGTGAAAACAAAATCCCACACTTTCGGTACGGCCCTCGTACTATAAGGTTTAAGGCAAGCGATATTCACAAGTATCAAGCCAATGCCAAAAAAGATCAACAGCCGTCAGAAGGGGTGTAGGGGCGAACGACTGTGGCGTGATGTCCTCCGCGAGGAGGGCTTCACCGCCCGTCGAGGCCAGCAGTTCTCAGGTGGAACAGAGTCACCTGACGTAATCTGTGATGAGCTTAAGTCTCTTCACATGGAAGTGAAGTTTGTCGAGCGGCTCAACCTTGAGCAGGCTTGTGAACAGGCTGACCGGGATCGCGGTGTAAAGCCGTACATCATTGCCCACAAGAAAAGCCGTAGCGGCTGGAAGGTAACGATGGAAGCATCACTATTCTTTGCACTCCTGCGTGATGGCATGGATGTGTTGAGACATGAGTGGATGTCAGAGCTGTAAGACTTAACCGATCTGTAGGTTCCGAGGACTGCTGTCAAAGGTGTCCCTTGAAGAAATCGGAAAGCAGACAGGGGTGCGACTGTAACGCACACTTTAACCAAGAAAAACAAAGAAAAAACAATGAAAAAACAAAGACACTTAGTGGAGATCGGGGAAGACGTTGCTAGTGCGGTACTGATTACCCGGCACCAAGATGGGAAAATCGGGCTTGCTACTCCAAAGGGAGATGTGGGTCTTATGGAGATCATGGCACTCACCTACGGCGTGTTTGTCAGCGTGTTGCAGGGTGGCGAGCAGCAGGGCGTTAAGGAGTTAAGCCTCATTCGTGACGCGATTAAAATTATGCCGCTTGAGGAAGTCCGCGAGAAGTTGGTTGAGATTACCATCCTCGTTAAGGCAGACATGGAGGGCGCATCCAATGATTAAACTTCGCATCACAACCGCAGGCGGCACCAAGATCGAACTCGATATTCCAATCGACGATTCTAAGCCAGCTTCTATCGAGTCCGCTGTACCTTATCAGCCGGAACCCGTGACCCCTGTAGAAACGGCCACAGAAACGCAGGACGAGGTAGTTCGTTTGTTCGATGAGCCAGCGCCTGTTCAGCCAGCAACGGATCTTGAGCAAGCGATAAGGAAGTATCAAACCTCGCCAACCTTTCCGTCGAACAAAGATCTTGAACCAACGGGCAAACGCTACACCTCAGTCGAGGCAATGATTGAGGATACTTGCCCTGAGATTCTCGATGCATTCAAGCAAAGCCTACAGCAGGGGGAAGGGGAAAAGGGGGAAGATGGTAGGATAGGGGGTGTGGGGGAAAGGAAGGAAGATGGGGAAAAGGGGAAACCCGAGCGATCCATTGCGTTTGATTTTAAATTCATGTGCAAAGGTAAAGATGACTACACGCCACCAGACTTGTTGGTTCAAAACCATCTTGCCGCTTATGGCGAGGAGTTTGTCATTGCCCAATATCGCGAAGCTCAAAACTGGCTGCTCACAAACACGCACAAGCTGAAGACACTTGGAGGAACTGGAAAGTATCTTTCTGGATGGCTAAAGCGATCCAAGAAGTATCAAGACGAAGAAGCTCGCAAGTTGGCGGCACAACCAGTTCGCGTTTACCAGAAAGCAGATAATTTACTGAGCAATGCAAACACGCAAACAGAAGGGTGGTAACCCAACGCCGGATCTTGAGTTCTGCCGTGCAGAGGAGGCCGAGAAAGGACTTGTCAGCATCATCCTGAACAACCCGGACGAGGCGCTGCTAAAGATCACCGAAGCAGCCTTTAGCGTTGCTGACATCTTCGACATCCAACTCCGAAACATTGCAGAGATAACTCTACAGCAAGCTGCTCAAGGCAAGGCGACTGACATTCGCGTCATCTACGAGTTGGCACGGAAGGATACTCATCTGGAGTTTTATCAGTTGAGTGACTTGTACACGGCTTGCCCGATCTTGTCGCTCGCTAGTGAGTTCATCGAGTTAACCCGTACAGCAGCAAAGCGCAGGACTATGCAGATAGTATTGCACAACGCACAGACGGATATTCGGTCCGGGGACTTGAACGAGTTCCTGACAGGGCTAGTGGCAGTATCGGAGGGGGTGCAAAACGAGATTGCTCCACCCAAAGTGCTTGACACTAAAGCTCAATTAATGGAGGCAACTACACGCTATGAGACTGGTGATGACAACAGCACCAGAATCAGAACTGGCTTTCCAGAGATTGACAACATGACACCGATGCGCGAAACAGATTTGATCGTCGTTGGTGGAGAAACAAAATCAGGGAAAACAACTTGGGTACTAAACGTAATCGCAAACATAATCAAACATGAAATTAGTCAACTTGACACCGCATAACATCCACATCACCGGGTACGGTGACATTGAACCGTCGGGCACAATCCCGCGCAGCCACTCGTACCTCTCGCAGGTAGACTCCGTGGAAGGTATACCGATCATGCTCGCAACACAGGGAGACGTCTCAAATATGCCTCCTGCAAAAAAAGGCGTGCTATACGTTGTGAGTTCGTATATCCGTGAATGCCTGCCGGAACGAGCAGACCTGCTTAGTCCGTCAAAACTGATTCGCGATCAGGGTGGTAACATCATCGGTTGCGGAGCATTACAAGCCAACAACAGCTACAAGAAATGAAAACAGAACTAATCCTAGACCTAGAAATGAACCAGTACAGAAAGCTCGACGGGCTTTCTAAGCATCAACTCGATGCCTTCAGCGTATGCCCATCCTACTACAAGTGGCGCGGAACTCAGGACTTCAAGCCTACTAGGGAGATGGAACTTGGCACTTGCATTCATTCACTTGCCCTTGAGGGGCGCGTGGACTATGTGCAGGCACCAGAGATCAATCGTCGCACTAACGCTGGAAAGGCCGAGTGGGAAGCCTTTTGCTACGACAATCAAGGTAAGATCGTCGTTAACGCAGAAGAAGCCGCTCGCATTGAAGGCGCAGTCAAGGCCTGCGAACCTTTGCTTAACATGATCTCTGCAAAGAAGATTATCGAGGGCAGTATGTTCTGGGAGCGCGGCGGCATGCAATGCAAGGGCAGGCCAGATGTCATTACCGAGATCAAGGGCAAGCCAGCAATTGTGGATCTAAAGACCACAAGCGACATCATGCGCTTTGACAGCAAGTTCTTTAGCCTCAAGTACGACAGGCAGGCAGCATGGTACGCTTACGGGCTAAAGCAGATTCACGACCTTGATGAAGTGGACTTCTACTTCTTGGTGGTGGATACCGAAGAGCCATTCTTAGCTCAGTGGGTTAAGCCAGATGAGGAGGTTCTAGATAGCGCAAACGTGAAGCTAGACCTTGCTGTTGCAGGACTTAAGCATTGCATAGAGCAGGATGTGTGGCCCGGACTTCCAACCATCAGAACGATCAGTAAGCGGCCATGGGACTAGTAGACTACATCGTCTTCCGCAAGACGACTGTCATTGCAGATGTGAAGCTGCCAAGGCCGAAGATTACCAATGACGTTGTCTTCCGTGGAACCAAGGAAGAAGCATACAAGCATCTCGAAGAGATCGAGAAGCTGCCACAGAATCAGTCGAGTGACATAATCAAAGTAGACTTAAAAGTAGTGAGATATGAAGGACAAAAAACAGGAACAAGCGCACGGCCCGGCAACGGGAAACGATAGGGACACAGTAGGATTGCAGGCTCACATCCGTGAGTTGAAGGAGTTGGTTGGTAAACTTGAAACTAAAATAGAGAAATATGAAAAAAGGGATAATGATAGTCAGTCTGGAGATGTCTGCACAGCAGATCATCGATAGGCTTGTAGCCAACTTAGGCGAAGTGTCGTTGCGCTCTCTTGCAGAGGGCGTGAAGAGCGAGGGCGAGATGCGGGGTGTGTTCAAGGCTATGAACGCACTTAACAAGGTGCCGATTGTGATTCGTGATGATCTGCATGATATCGCGTCCATAGTGGCAGCAGCGCGAGCGATGGGTAAGTCAAAGGACGGACTGAAGATCTTGTTTGTTGACTACATCCAGCTAGTGCGCTGTGACCTGACAAGTCACAAGGATATCACCCGTGAGCGTGAGGTGGCCGAGGTTAGCCGCAGGTTGCGTTTGCTGGGCCTTGAACTGGGGTGCGTGATATTTGCCATTACGCAACTTAATGAGCAGGGCAGGGCACGCGAAAGCCGGGCAATCGGACAAGACGCGACTGCGGTTGTGATCGTCAAGCTCACGGAAAATGCTGGAGAGCGCGAGATTAGCATCCCTATCCAACGCTCAGGCCCATCGGGCGTAAGCACCAAGCTAGGCTTTTCGGGCAGGCACGCAAAGTTCTTCTCTCTACCAAAATGAGCGCACAAGTCATCGATAACCTGATGGAGCAACTAAAAACCTTGCGACTGCAACAACAGATCGATATAGGTGAAACTGTCGGTAAATTAACAAACGAAATCAAGCATATGGAAACACAAATCAATCAGTATGTTGAGGCGCACAACAGACAAGCGCAGGTAATCGCGGATCTGCGATCCACCTTAATCATGTACAGGCACTTAACCTCGAAGTCACAGGAGTGCATTGAGAAACTGGCGCAGCGGGTACGCAACCGTACCCCGGACGACATGTCCTCGTTCCCCGGCGACAGAGCAGCACTTCTGGATGCAGACATGGTTCTGTCCCAGATCTACAAAACCTTCCAAGCGGAGCAGGCGTAACATGAGATCAAAAGACGATATTCTTGCAATCAAAGAACTTGAAGGCACAGTAGAGTACTTGCACCGTCATTATGAGGATGTTGTAGAAGAGCGTGACAAGGCTCACGCTGAAGTAGAACAACTTAAGCAAGCTCTACACGATGCTAGGCTGGAAAATAGTGGACAGGCGGCATTGCTTGAGCGGAAACGCCCAGAACCGTCGCGGCTTGAGATTGCGGCGATGGCAATGCAGGGCCTACTTGTAAGCTCAGAATATCCTAAATCAGTAATTGTAACAGATGCTGTATGGTGCGCTGACAAGTTAATCGCAGCAGCAAAGGAGGGGAAATGAAACTCATCCAAAATAGATTGCCGTTCTGCACTGCATTTAAAGCTATGCTCAACGAGCCGCACAAGATTGGCATCAGACTTCCTATGTGGAGGGGCGCGTATATCGGGCTGCTTAGGCTTGAGCGTAAGCTGGATAAGAAAGGGAAGACATGGGAAAAGCTCTATTACACGAGCGATCCTGCCGATCTGAATCCACGTTTAGGCGCAGATGAACTCTTATCTGAAGAATGGGAGACTTACGAAGTATGAGCGATATTACTTACATGCTGGGTAGAAGAGATGCAGATGGAGAATTTTGGTGCTCTAGTGAATTTTCCGACCGAGATCAAGCATACGGAGCATGGGCTAATAAAAAGAAAACCGTAAATGTAAATGAACACATTGAGCTGGTTATGTGCGTGAAGGTTTTTAAAACACTAGAGACGCACTTCAGAACTGTAAACAGGGTGACCCAACCATGACCGACGATCAAATTAACGAGCGAATTACAGAAATAACAGGCTTATGGGATCACCCATACAGTTCTGATACACGGCGAATGATGGACTTTTGTAGCGACCTCAACGCGATGCATGACGCTGAACAGATATTAAAGCGCATGGGGCCAGAATATGCTCGCTGGTTACTTGAAATTGTAAGTCGAGACGCTGGTCCGGGGATTTTTTATGCAGCAGGATCTTTTGCTCACATAAAAGCCACAGCCCGCCAACGAGCAGAGGCGTTCTTGCGGACACTAGGCAAATGGGAGGATGCGAAATGACAAGATACATAGAAGAAAACCAGTCTTCGCCGCAGGATAGTACTACCTGCATCTGGTGTGGTGAAGTTATCCCGGCTCAAGAGGGGCGCTGGCAGATCTCCATTCAAAGAGAAGACTTTGATGACGATCACAGGGCGTACCTACACTACGATTGCCACAGGGCCATGTATAAGTATCGGAAATCAGTCAACTACGAGCGGAATTTCCCGCCACATTTCATGCATAGAGGTGAGTGGGAGATAAGAATGGAGGAGGCAAAATGACACTTACAGAAAAGCAACTAACTGAACTTAGAGCAGCGGCATTACCACTAATGCAGTGGATCAATGACAACTGTCACCCGCACGTTGCCGCAATAATAGACAGTGAACACATTGAATTGGTTGAGGGGCTGGGGACCGCAAGGCGTGAGCCTAGGGAGGAGGATAAATGAGAATGACAGAGGAAGAAGTCAAAGAAGCCCTAGCTGACCTGCGAATGCTTTGGGGTGACGTCGAATGGTGGGAAGAGCAGGGACTCTCCCGTGTCAGGCCAACGCTCAAAGCCGCTCTCGATGCCGCTGAACAGCTTAAGAAAGAAGCTCACTACTGGGCTATGGTAGCCAAGTCAGGGAATTAAACATGGAATCGTTTACAGAAATATTCATGTATGTTTGCGTACACTTGGTTGCTGCTGCCTGCACCGTTATGGTACTGGCAATGGCAACGATGATGGTTAAACTACTGATCGAGGGATGGAAAGAAAGATGAAGATCAACGCCTGCCCATTTTGCCAAAGCAAAGATGTGATAGTGCATAAAGCGTCTATCGGGTTTGATTACTCCGTTGGGTGCAATTCTTGCGATGCGCTAGGCCCATCTGAACAAGAGGCTAAATTTGCAGTAATGTCTTGGAATAAAGGTACTCCGAGATGGAGTAAGGTCTTTGAACTTGAAGCTAAACTGGCTGAATTAAACAAAAAATTGAACACCGAATTGAACACGAAATGAATGCTTGTCTAAATATGAAAACCAAAACTAAAATCAAAAAGAACCCGATCCTTGACCTAGACTTCTACGACCTAGATGTCACAGCATTCTTCTTAAACGCTAACCGCAAGGCATTTATTGAAGAGATTATGGCATTTGGTTACTCGAAACCGTCAGCAACCAAGATGGCGGCAAGGATCGTTCAAAGCATTTCCTTCCAATGTCTACGAAACCTTTAACAGAAGACTTCTATCGGCAGGCCAATCGTATTGTGTTGGATGCACTTAGGCGTAATATTGTTGTGTTTCCCGAGGACATCGGGGAGCGTAAAGGCTTTAAGTACAAAAAGACTGCCGCAATCTGCGTAAAGTGTGGTAGTAACTACGAGAAGAACGTAACCATCCAGAAGTACTGCCGCGAGTGCGGCGAAATTGAAGCAAAAGAAAGATACATAAGGAGAAAGAATGATCGCATTAAACGACAAAACAGCCCTGCTCTTTGATGCAGGCAACCAAACAGCCAGACTTGTAACTTACGATGGCGAGAGCTTAGATCCTATCTACAAGTGGCTTAACTGTGATTTAGTTGATACCATCAGGCTGGATAGGCATCACATCATTTTTGTGGATGATGAGGGTTTGTGGAAGGATCAAGACACAGGGTTCCGAATCACTTACAACAATAGAACGGTAAAGTTTGTGGGATCCGGCTTGCTTGTAGGTGATATGATGGGCAACACAGCCCCTATCAAACTCAACTTCTCAGATCTAGATATCGAGGTAATCGTCTATGAGCGCCCAGAAGCCTAAGAAGAAGAAACGCCAGTACAAGTCAGCCGAGACCCGTGCAAGGCAGCTTGCCGGGCTTGCCAACGTCAAGATCGAGAACCACGTTATGGGCGTGCAGATGGAGAAGATCAACGGCAAGGGACTCTTTGCCAGTATCTCGGAGGATCAACGCAAGCAAATCCTAGAACTATACTCACAAGGCCATAGCTCTCACTACATAGCCGATAAGGTTGGCACTAGTCACAATACCGTATGCGAGGTTAAGTCTTACTTCCTAGATTACGATTCCCAGTTTCGAGAGGCTTACTTCACGGCCAATCTCAAGAGCAAGATGCAGACTATCATTGATACCGCATCTGATCGAGTGATTGACTTGCTCCCAGAGATGAACGCTAAAGATAGCGTTCTGACCTTGGGCATCGTTCTGGATAAGTACATAGCCGTAGAAAAGGCTAAGGCACCAGAACAGCTTCACAACCACATTCACCTGCACGGGAACGCTGAGATTGATGATCTCTTTAGTAACGCCCAAAAGAAGAAGTGAAGAAACAAAATTTGAAATTCGTACATAGCCCATTGCTTGGCATGGGACTGGAGTACACAGCCTTCATTGATGAAGCTAAACGAATAGCCTCAGAACTTGTTAAGGCTAAAGAAGAAGGCTTCCTTAAAGATAACCAAGAAGATGCAGTCAGGCTGGCAGGTGTACTTGCTATTTTTGGTGCGACAGTAGATGAGGTGCATGTACCCCTTACAGAGGAAAGTAAGGCAAGCAAGTGGGATGAGTTGCGCAAATCATTGGGTTGATTTTTGAAATTTGAAATTACGATTTCGATTTTTGAAATTACGATTTTTGAAATTTGAAATTTGAAATTTGAAATTACGGATTTGCCGCCGGGCCGTTCCGCCGCCAGCCAGCCACCGTCGATTTGGCCGCCGCGCCAAAATGATTGAGATGCCGCCGAGATTGTAACGCTCCGCCGCCGCTCCGCCGCCAGAATAATATATTCCTCCAGCTTGTGGAGCCTGGAATCTTGTTCCGATTGCAAGGCAATCTGCCTTTGTCGCATAAATCGAGGGTGAGTTGCTTTTTTATTTGCGAGTTGCTTTTGCTTCTCTAGTCTAAGGTTTCGGTGTGGTCTGGACGGCGGGAGTGAAACAACAACCTAAACAGAAGAAAGAAAGTAACTTATGTCATTGCAAGAAATAGCGTTGAATGTACTAAATAATACTCGCTGGAGTTTCCAATCACGTTGGGAAATTACTCGCCAGCAGAAAGATAGAATCGCGGAGCGGTTTAAGTTGGTTTGGAGCGAACCTGCCACATGCTGGATTACAGAGGATGAAGCGGTTTTACTGTACAGCGGGTATTACTGCCCAGCTGATGATGCTCATGAGATAGATGGACGCTGGTATCACGTTAACGAGCTTAATCATTGCGAGAGTTGCGACGAATTGGAGCTTCCTTGCAATATGCACAGGGTGAGGGTTAACAGCAGGAGGCAACTTTGGTGCTCGCCTTGTGTGGACACTGACACGTTTTATTGCGAAGGCTGTGAATATACGTACCACAACGACGAAGCGGTTGAACACTTCAACGGTACGTTATATTGCAGAGACTGTATTCCTAAAGAAGAAAATTCCGTTCACTCTTATCATTCACAGTCCCGCCCACGAATCCCTCACGACAAGCTGGAATTTCCTTTTTGGAGCTTAGAGCTTGAGCTTGAGCTTGAATCAGAGGACGAAAGATATCAATTCGCTAGGGATATTCAAAACGATTCACGTTTAAAGCGGGAGCAAATTATCTTGGAAAAAGACGGTTCCCTTTGCCATGAAACTGGGGTTGAGGTCATTTTTTCCCTATTTGAATCAAAAGAGGACTTGCTTCGTAATGTTGCTTTGGTTCAAGAAAAGGCTCGCAACTGCGGAGGATTAAGCTGGCAACTTAAAAGCAAAAGGGGCCGCTGGGCGGGTTGTCACATTAATCGCAATAGACAAGGATGGCGTGAAAGGGATTTGATGCGCTTGTGCTATCTAGTGGAAAGACTCCGCTCGCAACTTATAACCCTTTCAGGAAGGAACTGTACAGATTATGCAGCTTATTCTGACTGTTATTACGGAACACGAGGAAGGCGACTCAGAGACCTTGCAAGGGGGACTCAGGGAAAGTATTCAGCATTAAACCTATCCTCTGGAAACCGAATTGAATGGCGAATGTTTTCGGGTTCCCTTAAACCACAACGGATTTCAGCTTATTGCGATTGTATTGAAATGCTGGAAATTTTAGCTAAAAGCACCTTACCCGCTCATCAGTTAACTAAAACCGCCGCACCCCTTTTAGCTTCAATAAATAATAGATTTAACAAATAACAAAAAGAAAGGAAAAGTAATTATGTGCCTACTAGTAGTAAGAAAAGCAAACTCATCGTGGAAACCATCAAAGCAGGAGTTTCAAAACGCATGGGACATCAATTCGGACGGCTTTGGCCTAGCGTACGCTAAAAACGGGAAACTCAGGATAAGTAAAAGCTTGGATGAAACCGCCGCATGGAAAGAATTGTCCCGCCTCCCCGATAATGTGCCTGCTCTTTTACACTGGCGCATGGGAACACACGGGAGCGTCAGCTTAAACAACGTTCACCCTTTCCAGCTTTCAGCGGTTCGGGATGTTCGGCAATGGGTAGGCGCGCACAACGGTGTTTTGTCCAATATTGTCCCTGAAAAAGATAAGACGGATAGTGAAACCTATTTTCGCACCTTAAAGCATATTCGGATTGCCGATGTTGAAAGGGACATCTCTAAGCTTGGATATGGCAAGATGAGTTTCCTAAGCAACTCGGGTGATCTGCTAATCGCCAATGAAGCCCATGGAAGTTGGAGAACTCCCGAGGTATGGCAAAGCAACTCAGGCATGGATGATAAGGGGTTTTCGTATTGCGGGTTTGGGAAAAGCTGGAAGCCTACCGCATATCACGGCAAGGATCCTATTTTGACCCCTATCGAGTGCTGCGTGTGCAGCCGTCAAGCTGTGTCCTATCGTGATGGATTTGACTTCTATTGCGAAGGCTGTGCAACGTATCCCGAAGTGTGGAGGTAATTAGAAAGGAAAAAGACTATGAAAGAAGTATTATTTGCAGCCATGGCCCTTTGTGCGCCGATGATGATTGTGACAGCCCTTTGTGGGGTTGTTGCCTTATGTGAAACGGTAGGCGAGAGACTAGGCAAGAAGCGGTTCCAACGTTGGGAAAGGGATAGGCAAGCGTGAATAGGTGATAGGCAAGGCGCATCTGAGGGTTGAATCCTTTGGATGCGTCCACCCCTCCCCCTCTCCCCCCAAAGGTGCAAACGTTCACCTTAAGCTTGCAAGCTGGCTGACTTGAGCCGATAGCAAACAAAGATTCGGCCCCTTTTCTTTTTCCTTGCATTCATTTTTGAAAGCAGGGGGGGAGGGGGCTTGAATCTTTTTATGGCCGAAATACGCGACGCATCCCCCCCCTCACATTTTATTTTTACAAAGGCGCTCCCCCGCACTTGACGGCTGCTTTTACTCTGTACAGACTTGTTGCCGGGTGTAGTAGAAATAGACGCGAGCGCAATTGCTCCCTAGCATGTTTAGGCAGCCTTTACAGGGGTGTATAAGGTCAGCTTAAGTGTGACTAGGCTGGCTTTCCTGTGGAAGGCTGGGCGTCTTTTTTTGTGTCGACAGTATTGACGTATGAAGATTGGGCGTATAGTCCAAGAAAGATGACACAAAAGTACGAGTTAAGTGAGAAGAAGGTAAAAGAGGTGTATGGAGACAAGTTTGAGGACAAGTTGGCCTTACTTGTGGAGGGAGTTGACTACATCAAAGTCAAAGATAAACGGTGTTTGGCTGGGTTTAAACGAGTTTACCGGGAAGATCTTCTTGATTCGCTAGAGAAGAAGGTGGGTTTGGCTCAAGATAAGGTCAAGTTGGATGTAAGTCCTGCCAAGTTGGACATACAAGATGAAGTTATCTTTACTGAAGAGGTACAAAACATCTTTCCAAACACAAGATATGTGCGGGTAAAGAGTGGAAAGACGATTTATGTTGGTGGTAAAGGAACAAGTTTGCGACTTGGCCAGAAGATAAACTACAAAGGAACCACTATGTTTCTAGGTAAAGCGCAAAGCTAGGCCCTAGCTTTCCTTTCATCTTCTTCTTATCTTCTTCTTCTTTCTGTCGCTCCCTTTGGTCGCTCTCGCTTCGCTCGTTAGTTAACCTACTAAAGAAGAAAACAACTCACCAGAACCAGAGACCTGAGTGAGCATAAGTAACCCTGTCAAAAGTGACATAAAAAAGAAAAGAAAATCTTTTTATGAAGTTACTTAAGCTCACCGCAAGAAGAAGTGACACTCACCGTCACCGTCGCCTTTCGTTTCGCTTTTACCAAGTCACGCGCAGAGGGTACCCGAGTCAACCTACGCTAGTCTTCTTTCGTGGACTACTTGGAAGTATCAGGTTCCCAGCCCCTGAGTTTTTAATCCCCCCCGGTTTTCATGCAAGGGGAACCTCTCCTTCACCTGTGGCTCGCCTTACGCGACTATCCAGAGGCTACACGGCAGATCTATTTTGACCTGCGAGGTAAACATAGCTACATAGGAGCCTATGTCAATGACAGAAGAACAAAAAAATAAGCTGATAGAGAAAATTTTAAGGTTCAAGCTGACGGATCACCCTACCTTGCCGAGTCCAGACAGGGAACAGAGGTTGACGATGATCGAGAATGTCGGCCCTGAGAAGGTGATGGAGCTTTTCATCATTAGAGAGAACAGGGCCAAGGCAGAGGCGGAAGATCCGCACAGGTACGGGGCAGACTTGGAGCCTTGGAAAGATGCTGATGATCTATTGACTAGGTTTAATGAGGTGGTGGCACTTGGGGGTAACCGGGCAGGCAAAACTGAGTGGGCGGCTAAACGGATGGCACAGGCGTTTGTGGGTGCGGACTTGTCCGGCCATGTCCCGCATTGGGTTAACGAGAGGATTAAGAACAGGGGTTTGCGGATCTGGTGCCTGCACACTAGCAGCATGACCAGTATCTCGATGCAGCAAACCGTGTTTTACAAGTACTTACCAAAAGAACTTAAAGGTACAAAGCGTAACCACAACATACAGATAAGTTTCACGCAAAAGAACGGCTTTAGCGAGAATACAGCGGTGTACATGCAGAACCAGATTTGGTTTCTCAACTACAAGCAGGACATCAAGGTGGTTGAAGGTGGCGAAGTTGATTTTATTTGGTGTGATGAAATGGTGCCAAAAGACTGGCTGGATACGCTTCGGTACCGTTTGGTTACCCGGAACGGCAAGTTGATTGTCACCTTTACCCCGGTACAAGGCTATACCCAGACCGTTAAGGACTACATTAACTCAGCAAAAATTACACATTGGAAACAGAGTGAACTACTTCCAAATAATAACGTGCTAAGTGTGCCTGCTGGCAACATGCCGTACAAGGCTGAGAACATCTACGGAAGACATGCCTGCATTTGGTTTCATTCCAAGTTGAATCCGTACAACAACTGGGAGCGCATGAAGCAGGAGCTTAAGGGGCGCAGTACCAATGAGCTTAAGATTCGTGCCTACGGCTGGGCAGATCAGACTGCTGGTACGGAATTCCCGTACTTTGGCGAGGTGAACATCTTTAAGGGAGATGTTATGGAACTTGTGCCTGAAGGGACAAACTACATGGCTATGGACCCTGCTGGAGCGCGGAATTGGTTTATGTTGTGGGGCAGGGTTGATGACAATGATATCTTATGGATCTACAGGGAATGGCCAGACCAAAGTTACGGCGAATGGGCGTTGCCAAGCGATAAGCCTGACGGCAGACCCGGCCCTGCACAAAGAAGCGGAGCAGGAAGAGGGGTAAATGAGTATAGTGAACTTATTTGGGGAGTAGAAGCTCAAGGAGATAAGCGTGAAGAGATTGCTGAACGCTATATTGACCCTAGAACTGCTGGGACAGAAACAATTACCAAGGAAGGTGGAATTACAATTGTAGACCTATTTACCGAGGCTACAGTTCCTCTATACTTGCAGGCATCTGCTGCGGTTCCTGTCGAGGAACGGGTCATTTTGATTAACGACATGTTGTGCTACGACAGAGAACAGCCGTTGGTTAAAGGACGTAATCATCCTAAAATAATGGTACATGAATCTTGTCAAAACTTGATTTATAGTTTAAGGGAATGGACTGGGGCTGATGGCCAGAAGGGGGCTAGTAAAGATCCTATTGATGCTTTAGGCTACCTTGTGGTCATGCAACCCAAGCACTACGGCGGCGAACAATGGGAAAAGCAGATGAGACAAATGTCGAAATGCGGTTCCTATTGAACTTCTTTTATTTATGTATTCAGCTTCTTCTGATCCTCTGGCTATTGCGACAAATGTCCCTGATGTGGGAGATTTGCTAAGTGAATATGGGCGGGCAATGGTCAACTCCACTCAGGGGAACCTGACAACCAAGTTTGACGATATCCGCTTTGCGCGTTGGGCGGGACAGAGTGATGACGGGAAGAAGCATAGCAACCTCCGCAACGAAGGCGACCCAGCTTGGCCGTTTGAAGGCGCTAGTGACGTCCGTAATCGTTTGATCGACTCAACTTGCAACGAGTTGTCTTCCCTTCTGGTTACAGCCTTTGAACGCTCAAATATCCGGGCTGATGGGGTGGAGTTAAACGACACTTCTATAAGTGGAATTGCAACTACGCTACTTCGCTGGATTCGCGACAATAAGATGCCGCTTGAGCTTCGCAGGGAGGCTGAACTTGGCGCACAGTACGCTTTTCAGTACGGTTGGACGGCTTTCTTTATTGGCTGGCGGCAGAACATCAGCAAGCGCGAGCAGCAGGTGACCATGCAGGAGGTGATCGCTATCGCTCAACAGAGTGGCAGTCCAACGCTGATGCAGTTGCCTGATCTTATCATGCAACAGTCCGAAGAGGCTGCTGCTATTATTCAGGCTGCTGTGCCCGGCACTACGGAATCCGAGGCAAAACGGATGGTTAGAGAGTTGGCCGAAACTGGCGTAACAACCCGTGACGAAGAGTATGTCAGCAAGAATTTGCCTGAGATATTGGCTCTTAAGCCTTGGGATGAGATCCTTTTCCCGCCTGAAGCAGCGGATTTACAGCGTTCTCGCGTGATTTTCCGCCGGACTTGGATGTCCGAGGTTGAGATCCGTGAAAAGATCACTACCGAAGGCTGGAACAAAGATTGGGTTGAACTTGCAGTCCAAATGGCTGGCAAGAGTAGCACGGTGTACAACACAAACATCCTGCCAAGTACAGAGATGTTGGTCTATAACGGCCTGAACTACCAGAACATGATCGAGGTGGTTTACTGCTATACCAAGAGTCTGGATGGCAAAGCTCCGTGCATCTATTACACCGTCATCTGCCCTCAAGCGGCAGTTGATCATCGTAAGGAAAGGATCTCATATGCGATTCATGAGAGGTTGGATTACGCTCACGGAGAGTATCCGTTTGTGGAGTTTCGTCGCGAGTGCATTCGTCGTGCCATTACTGATACTCGTGGTGTCCCTGAACTTGCTCACACGGATCAGGACGAGATTAAAGCACAGCACGACTCCATCCGAGATCATACTGCCTTCTCAACCCTTCCACCCATCAAAGTCGTTAAGAGAATTGGAGCAATCAACAAGGTTGGGCCGGGCGTATCTTTGCCAGTTGTAAATCCAACGGACTACACGTTCATGGACCCGCCTGCTCGCGAGCCGAATGTTGCTTTTGAGCTGATTAAACGGGTTGAATCCAGTCACGCTGCTTACTTTGGTACGGTTAACCCGTTTGTTGTTCCTCAAAAGACTCAACTTACCCAGCAAGCACTTGTAAACTCTTGGCTTTTGACTTGGCGCAGCATCTATCGACAGATGTTTGCGCTTTGCTGCCAGTACATGAGTCCTGAAGAGATTCAGCGCATCACAGGCGGACAGTTGCCTCAGAGCTTGTCTGAGATCCACAACGAGTTTGATTTGAGCGTCAAGTTCGATGTCATGGATCTTGATAAGGAGTACATTGCCCAGAAGATCGATTTCCTTACCAAAGTTGCCCAACTTGACACAGGTGGCGTGCTAAACCGCAACAAACTCACAGCCATGATGATCCAAGCTGTGGCACCTGAGATGGCACAGGAACTTATCCTCAACCCTCAAGACGCAAGTCGCCAGATGTTCAAGGATGTCCAGAGTGATATCGGCATGATGTTGCTTGGCAACGAGGCGCTGTATCAGGAGAACGATCCTACGGCACAGACCAAGTTGCAGTACGCACAGCAGATCTTGCAAGCCAACCCGAAAGCACAGGCGGCACTCCAGCAGGATGAGAACTTTAAGGCACTCTTTGAGAACTACGTTAAGAGTCTTGAGATGTCTGTTATGCAACAGCAAAACGCGCAGATTGGCCGAATCGGTGTAACTCCTGTATCACAACAATGACGGAAAATCAAAAGACAGCCTTTGGATTTGCAGGTAAAAACCTGCTTTGGAGCGAGATTGTTAAGCACTTAAATGAGGTGCAAACAGCTTTAACGCTTCAAGCAATTGCACAATCCGTTAAGGGAGAAGATAGAATACATCTTTGTGGGCAAGCTGATGCGGTTAACTACGTTATATCTTCTTTGATAAGTATGCGACAAGAGGCGAGACAATTAAACGGCTTGACTCCTGACGAAGATTTGGCATAACGCCACTAACGGACTTCACAGCGTTACTGTGATGATTAAATAAGGACTTGCTACCTATTAGCATGATAAAGACTAACTCACAGCCTGATTCCGGGAGTCAGGAGGCAGCAAATGTACCCGTTGCAAATAACCTCGGAATGATTGATGAAGGCAGTTTGACTGATTTCATTAAATCAAATTTCCTTAACGAGGAAGGGGCGGCTCCAGCCAAAGAGGAGCAGCAGGCTGAACCTGAAGCGGAGACTGAGGAGCCAATTGTGGACTCGGAAGTGGAAGCTGAGGAAGAAGCCGATCAACCCGCTGAAGAAGAAAGCGAGGCTGAAGAAAGTCCATTAAGCAAGGGTGTCCAGAAGCGCATCAACAAGTTGGTTGCGGCGAAGAAGGCGGCCCAAGCTGAACTGGAAGCGCAAAAGGCTGAGTTGTCTAAACTACAACAAGAGCTTGAGGCTGCAAAGTCTTATGCTCCTGAACCTAGAGTAGACATTTCCGATGCAGTCCAACGCTTGACCTCGATTGAACAAATCAGGAAAGAGCACAAGAATGCAGTGGATATGATATTGTGGTGCGAAAACAACCCAAATGGTGGCACTTTAAAGACCTCAGATGGCGTTGAGCATGAGCTTAGCGATGTTGAAGTTCGCAACATAAAGCACTTGGCAATCACGCGAAAGGAAGTCGAATTGCCTGCTCGTGCCGAATATATTCAACACGAAGCGCAAGCCAAAGCTAATGCGATTAAGGAGATGCCATTTTTGACAGATCCTAAAAGCGAAAAGTATCAGGTAGCGCAACAGGTGATTAAAGACTTCCCTGAAGTTAAACGTAGGCCTGATTATTTGTGGTTGGCTGGAATCTTTGCCCTTGGTGCCGAAGCAATGGCAGCAAAACAAACGGGTAAGAAGTCGGTAACTCCAATTAAACGCGCCCCAGCGCAACCTACGGTTAAGGCTGCTCCAGCTACAGTATCTCAATCGGATCTTCAGAAAGCCAAGCAATCCTTTGCGAAGGATTCTTCGATGCGAAGTGTTGAAGACCTTATTAAAGCAATGGACTTAGTTTAGTCCTTAACAACTCAAACCTTATTTAGTTTTATGCCAATTCTTACTGAACCTAATCTTAGTGGCCGTGGTAAACGCGAAGATCTTGCTGACATGATCAGCATGGTTGACGCAAAAGACACGCCTTTTACGTCTATGGCCCGCAAGGGCAGCAAGCCCGGAAACATGTATTTCCGCTGGCAGGCAGACAGCAATCCTGCTCCCAAAATCGGGGGTACGGTTGACGGTACTGATGTGCAGTCCACCGATTACACCAACTTCGACGTTGGTTATCGTGCGGAACTTGCGAACTACGCGCAGGTCTTCCGTATGGATCCTGTCCGTGTGTCCAAACTCTCCACTGACATTGCCCAAGTGGCTGGTGTCCGTGACGAGCTGGCATACAACGTCAGCAAGTCCATCCTTCAGTGCAAACGTTCGATTGAGACGACTCTCTGCTCGAACCAGACTGCACAGCAGGACAACGGATCTGTTCCTTACCTCACGGCAGGGATTCAGACTTGGATCAGCACCGCTGGAACTGGAACGCCAACCCCCGGCGACATCCCTTCCATCTTCCGCACTCCTACGGATTCGATCCTGACTGGCGCATCCAGTTCGATGACGGACACGGCTGTGCAGGGGTTGCTCAAGAGCATCTACAACCAGACTGGTCAGTATCGCTCCTATGACGCGATTGTTGGCACCGATCTGAAGCGTGCGTTCACGGGCCTCCTTGGCACTACCGCTCTGACCACTACGTCCACCAGTGGCGTTTTGGCAGCAGGCGCAACCAAGGTGCAAACCTTTCAGCGTGATGCTTCTGCCGATGCTTACATCCAGTCGGTCGATGTGTTTCAAGGTGACTTTGGCACTGTAAAATTGCACCCCACGGTGTTTCTCGGGACTATTACTGGTGGTGCATGGACGGTTACCCCGTACAAAGGTCTTGTCCTGAACATGGACTTGATCGAAGTGCGTTACGGTGGGAACGTCGCTGCTGTTGAAGCTCTGCCAAGCTTCGGTGGTGGTCCTGCTCGCCTCGTTGAAGCGGTTTGCGGTCTGGTTGTCGGGAACCCGTTGGGTCTTGGCAAGTTTGACTTCAGCTCGTAGGCCTTCTGAGCGACACCTGCCAGTACGCGATCAAGGTTGCGTTTCTAGAAGTGGTGTGACACTCTGGAGAGACAGAGACACTTTAGCGACACCTGCCATTCTGGATAGCTCAGAGTGCATGGTCTGGGAGTTCCCGGACGACGAGTGGTGTGACAACTGGGAGAGATACCAGCCACTTTATGCTGAACATTGATCCTAGTCTTGCACCTCAGCTTGAGGCTGAGTTTCGTCGTGGATGGCAGATGCGGCGTGTACGCGCCGAGATCCAAACCAAACAAGCTGCCAAGTTCACCCAGATGCGACACAAGTCGATTGAAGGACTTGGTCAAAAGATGGGCAGCATCCCCGGTGATGCGTATCACTTCTGGGGACACAAGCTGGGCTATGGATGTTGGGATGACCCGCAGTTCTTGAAGGAATTTTGGCGCGACAACCCTCGGTGCAAAGTAAACTCTGGCGGCACAAAAGAAATCAGTGTAGGCTGGGTTCCGTCCACCAACTTCAGATCACGCACTGTCTATAAATGAAGACCGTTCCGTTTAGCGATATTCTTGCTTCAGTGTGTCAGCTTGTTGGTTTGGATCGCACGACGCTAAACGATAAGGCATTTGGGGCGATTCGCGATTTTACTAGCAGGCGCTTGTCTGTAATTTGGGATCGCGAGGAATGGCCTGAAGTGCAGCGGTACATGTACACTTGGCCGGGAATGCCAGTTGAGTCGATTGACGCTGGGTTGAATATTTTGGCCACGGAAAACAATGTTCCAATAGCCACGGAAGACTTGGAGGATTTGTTTTCTGAAAACGATCTTAACACAAACACAACGCGCATTAACTTTGACACCAACTTTAAGCGCATTTACTTGCAAGACTTTGCAAACGACGCTTACAAAAAGAACACAATTTCTCAGTCGTATGTAAAGTTTTTGAACCCATTTTACGGCTCAGCTCAAAACGGAGATCTGTCTCCAATTGACGAAGAACAATATCAGTTCACTTATTTGACAGCAATTGACAGCATTGGTGAATACATAACAAGCATTGTTGTTGAGACTCCATTTATAAGCACAAATTATTTTGCGTATGGAGGCCCAAATTCACCTTTAACAAGTAAGGTGTTGTTTTTGGACAACCAGCAACTGCTTATTCAGATTCCAGAGGGATCCTTGCAGGGGCTGAACATCTACAGCAACGACCCAAGACAATCGACTAGAGCAATTCCATTGCCGTTTATTGTTGAGGATTTTGCAGATCAGTCTCCGCAATCGTTTAATGATGATGTAAGTTACCTTCGCACATTTGATGCTAGCCGTCAGTTTGTGCAGTATCGCTTAGAGCCGCCTCGCATGTTTGGCTTAAAGTACGAGTCAACTTTTACATACACGACTGGCGCGCAAATTTATTTTGATTTAGGGCAAAATAGCGGCAGTTACCACATTGTGGACAAAACGAAGCCAAGCAATGGAAGCTTTTTCTTTGCCAAAACCAACGTGCCAGCTGGGGCTAGCCCATCTGAACAAGCGTCGGAAATTTGGCAGATTGTTGAAATTCCTGCTAGGTTTAGGGATTATTTAACTAACTCAGTATCTTCAGATTTTTTAAAGTCCGAAGGCCGCACAGAAGAAGCTGTAGTGTTTGAGCAATTGGCGGAAACGGCCATTCAACAGCAGATTGACATTCTTGTTCGCCAGCAAGGTCAAGTTCAGAAACTGGATATGGTGTACACTTACTGACATGATTACTCAATTTATCAGAAAAAGAAACGCGAACACCTCTCTTGATATAAACAAAAATTTTGCCCGCGTTCAAGTAAGCGGCAACTCTAAAACATTTTCGTTTAAAAAGACAGATGTCCCAATAAGTTCTCGCATCTTGACGCAGGCAAGTGATTTTCTTAATACTGAGGCTAATCAGCGCATTAACATTGGCTAACCCATGAGCATTAAAATTTCCAATCTACCACCAGCAGCAATTGCAAATGACGCTGATGTTGTTCCAATAGTTCAAGGTGGCGTTACAAAAAAGGCTGCAATATCTTTAGTGCGCCCAACATTTGGAACAGGACCAACTGATGCATGTGTTGGTAATGATTTTCGGTTAAGCAATTCACGCCCCCCATCTGGAACGGCTGGCGGCGATTTAACTGGCAGCTATCCAAGTCCAGAGTTGACAACGACAGGTGTTGCTGCATTAACCTACGGATCCTCTAGTGAGGTTGGCCAATTTACAGTGGATGATAAAGGGCGCATCACTACAGCCGCTATTGTAGCAATTAGCCCAAGTGCAATCGGCGCAGTAAGCACGTCGCAGCTTGCTGCAAATATTGCAACATTTCTTTCAACGCCAACTAGCGCAAATCTGGCTGCTGCACTTACTGATGAGGTTGGCATTGGATCTGTGGTGTTTGCAAGTGGAGTTATTGGAACTGGATCGGTTGTTTTAGCAAGCGGAGCTACAGGTTCTGGTGACGCTGTTCTTGCAACTACGCCAACAGTGCAAAATCCAACAATCAATGGATATGTGGAAGGAGTTACATCCGTAACAGTTGCATCAAATTACACTATATCTATTGCAGCAAGCACGGTAATTATCGTACAGCTAACTTCCAACACGCCATGCACGTTCACAATGCCTGCGCTGCAAGCAGGTAAATCATTTGCCTTGTATCTTAAGCAGCCGTTGACTGGAACGCCAGTTTCCACTGCAACATTTACTGGTGCCGTCTGGTCTGGAGGATCTGCTCCGTCATTAAATAACGCACTTGGAAGGCTTGATATATTTTCTTTTGTTTCTGATGGCGTTAAATGGTATGGAAATGTTTCTAAAAACTACGTTTACTAATGTTTTCAAAATCTTTTGCAATTACTCAAGGAATTGCCGTTTTAACAACACCATTTAATGCATTGTTTGTTGCTGGCGGTGGAGGCGGCGGCGGATATGATTCAAGTGGCGGTGGAGGTGGCGGCGGAGTACTTACATTTGCATCTGCAACGCTAGAGGTTGGGCAAGCATACAATGTAATTGTTGGGGCTGGCGGGCAGGGAAATTTTGATATTCGTGGAGCTAATGGAAATAACTCAGAAATACAAGGCTCTATATTATTTTCTTTAGGCGGCGGCGGAGGCGGCTCAAATGGTACGGGGGGGATTATTGATGGTTCAAATGGCGGCTCTGGCGGCGGTGGTTCGTCAAGTACTATTAATGGAGCTGGAGGGCAGGGAACTTCCGGGCAAGGCTTTAATGGAGGGTCAGGCTGGGGTACAACTGCCAGAGCCGGAGGTGGAGGCGGTGGCGGAGGGGCTGCCGGAGGAAATGCAACTTTAACTGCCGCAGGAGCTGGCGGAGCAGGAAAATCCGTAACAATTCCGGGCAGTGTTGCAACTTTATTTGGAGGGGGAGGAAGCGGTGGCCGCGCCAATAACACTGCTGGATTGCCCGGCGGCGCGGGAGGCGGGGGCGCAGGCGGCTGGGGAAATTATAACAACGGCTCTCCGGGAACTGCCAACTTTGGCGGAGGAGGTGGCGGAGGAGCGTTTTTATCTAGCGGTGGAAACGGAGGCTCTGGACGTGTGGTAATTTGGTACACTGGAGCGCAGCGAGCAACTGGAGGCACTATCACAACACCAAGCGGAAATACAATCCACACATTTACAACCTCTGGTACAATCACATTTACTTCGTGATTGCATATCTGTAAGATTATTTTTGTAGCCACATAAAGTTATGCCAGACATCAAAATTTCCAACCTTCCAGTAGCAACTGTTGTTAACGACAGCGACATTGTTGTTTTAAATCAGGGGGGCGACACTAAAACTGCCGCAAAAAGCCTGATTGTTGCTGGGCTGGCTACCACAAGCCAAATTTCTGGATTAAACAGCGCGCAGGTTGCGGCGTTAACTTCCTCGCAGATTGCAACAATTACGCCAGCCAGTATTGGGGCGCTTGCAACGGAGGCGGCATCTGGATTTGCCAGCACAGCGGACATTCAGGGAATTGCGTTTACCTCACAGTTAAGCGGGTTTGTTTCGACCAGTCAAATTTCTGGGTTCACTAATAGTGCTCAAGTTCAAGCTCTCGCATCCGCTCAAATCGCCGCAATCACGCCAGCTTCGATTGGCGCTTTTGCTACAAGCGACGTTATTGCAATCTCCAACGGTGGAACTGGAGCAACAGACGCCGTCAGTGCGCTAGCCAACCTTGGCGCTGCTTCCTCGCAACAGTTAAACGCTTATGTGTTAAAGTCCGGCTCAACGATGGAAGGCCGCCTCATCATGGCGGCAACCACGGATCAGGCCAAGGCTAACATTGGGGGGTTAATTGCAACATTAAATCCATCTACTGTAACGGCAGGAGATGTTTGGATCAGCAGCCAGAGCAAATTAACATTTTCTCCTTCATCTGGGGTTAATGTAACTGTTCCCGGTCTTACTCAGTCAAACACATTCAATCAGCCGCAAACCATTGGCGTTGGCGGCACTTCAACGTCACTTGCGGTAAATCAAAGCGGCACAGGCCGCGCAGCTACGTTCGCAGCCAACTCTACGGCTCCTGCTGTTGCGATCACGCAGACTGGCACTGGTGCTGCGCTTTCGGTGGACAGCAAGGGCATCTCATTCTACGACGGTACAGTTCAAACAGGCGGCACAAGCCATTATGTGACTGGGCTGGCAGCTTTAGTAAATCAAGCCGGAACGCCAAACATTGGCGTCGCGCCAAACACGTTTACCTACACTTCTTTTGGCACCCCACAGCTTGACGGCCAAAATGTTTCTCTTGGCGTTGTAGTTCTTTTTACGGCTCAATCTGACGCAAAACAAAACGGGCCGTGGATTGTAACCACGATGAACACTGGTTCATCTGGCGCTATCTTGACTCGCCCAGCGTGGTTTAGTGGTGCGATCTATCAGGGTGTCACCGTCAGTGTTGGCGCTGGAAACACACGTTCTGGATACATCTACAACGTAGGCAAGGCTACAAGTGGAGCTATTAATGTTGGCACAAGCGACATCTCTGTTTCTGTTGTCAACTACAATCAAAATGCGGTTGGCACGGCTCAGATTTCTGGCTTTGCAACTACCGCGCAACTCGGTAGCTACGCGACTACTTCGCAGATTTCTGGGATTGCCACAACTGCACAGCTTTCAGGGTTTGCCACGACCACACAGCTTGGCGGCTACGCAACAACAACACAGATTAGCACGCTTCAACCTGCGCTAACATCTGCCGCGCCCCTCGCCATCTCGCAAGGTGGAACTGGAGCGACCACCGACATTGCTGCGCTAACAAACCTTGGCGCGTTGTCTGCGACTGCCGCTGCTGGCGGAGATCTGTCCGGCAACTACCCGAACCCGACGGTGGCAAAGATTCAAGGTCAGGATGTGTCTGCCGCTGCACCAACTAACGGACAGGTGTTGACATGGAATGGCTCGGCATGGGTGGCGACAGCGCCTGCTGCCGGAGGCTCTGGTGGTGGTGGAGTGCTGTTTTACTTTAATAACGCAACTGCGGGCGGAACTATTCCAGCGGGAGCCAAAGAGCTTGGTCGTGTTGCTGAAATTGGCCAGACCACTATTACAAGCGGAACACTTACGCCCACAGTTTGGACGCCAATTGCAGGATTTGTCTCCGACAACGATCCTCTTGATCCTAATCTTGAGTTTCTTCCTGCTGGTATTTTTGATTTTAATGTCTGGTGTACAGGCACGGCAAACATTAATGCCCCAACACTACTAAGAGCAGTGGTGTATCGGTGGACCGGCTCCACATCAATACAGGTTGGAAATCCTTCTGGAAGTGCAGTGGTGGCAAACGGGCCAGCAAGCACACAAACTGCCATTTCGATGGTAATCCCGCAAACAGACATTGATCCAACTGATCGTCTGTACATTGTGCTGGAAGCGCAGGCATCTGGATCCGGGCATACAATCAGCATCGACCTTGGCAACAACACCCCTTCGCACGTTCACACGACGATCCCGTCGGTAGGCGGCACAGGTGTGGTAAAGGTCATTAACGGTGTCCCGCAGAACCCGGCATCACTAATCACCGACTCGGATGTCTCAAGCGCAGCGCCCCTTGCACTAAACAAGATCCAGATGTCCCAAGTCAGCGTGTCTGCTGGCACAGGATTGACTGGCGGCGGAGATCTTTCAACAAGCCGCACGCTTGCGCTGCAAACCACGGGAATCCCAGCCATCACAGGCGCAGGATCGTCTGTCGCAGTTCCAGTCATCTCGGCTAACATTTACGGCCAAATCACCGCGCTTACAACGGAAGCCATCGCAGTTGGCGGCTCTGGCACGGTAACGTCGATTACGGCTGGCACAGGGCTGTCTGGCGGCACTATCACGGCATCTGGCACGATTGCCCTTGAAACGGCTGGTCCGGGCGTATTAACCAACGTAGGCTCCAGCGCAGCGGTGCCAGTTATTAGCGTGGACGCTTACGGGCGCATCAGCGCGCTTCAGACAGCTTCGCTTTCACAGCTTGGCGCTGGCACAGTGACGAGCATTGCGATGACAAGCCAAGTGTCCGGCCTGTCATTTTCGCCAACGAGCGCAATCACTGACAATGGCACGTTCAACCTGACTGGTACGTTGGACATCTCCAACGGTGGGACGGGCGCAACGGACGCGCCATCTGCACTGAGCAACCTTGGCGGGATCACCTCGGCGTCACTGAGTGGACTAGCGACAACGGATCAGTTGTCTGCCTACCAGCCTGCGCTTACAACGGCTGCTCCGCTGGGCATTGAGCTTGGTGGCACTGGGGCCATCACGCAGGAAGACGCTCGGATTGCAATGGGCGGGTTTCAACAGGTTGATTACTATATTAGCGGCGCAATTGCAGGCGTGATGACAACGTCTGGAATAAACGTATTGACTTACAATACGGCTGCTGTGCTTACTATTGAAGGCATTTCGCCATCTGTGGGTGATACGGTTTTTGTTGGCGGACAGACAGGCACCACAACACCTACCAACATTGCAAATGGGCCGTGGATTATTACGAGAGTTGGAACTGCAAGTGTTACAACAGAATTGACGCGCCCGCCATGGTTTTCTGGAACCGTAAAAAATAACACTATATGTGTTATTAAATATGGCAATGGAAGCGCCGGAACTGCAAGAGCTGCTATTGGCCCAGTAACTACATCAAAAGTAGACATTACTGTTGGGACAACTGCAATAACTGCACCTCTTGTCTCTTCTAGAAACAGCAACGCAGTTACCGCTGCCAACACATTTAATGGGCGTCAAACATTTGTAGCAAATTCAACTACAGTTAATCCGATTAGCTTCAGCACAGCGGCAAACAACCTTTTGTCCACCCGCGCACTCGGCGCTCTTGAGTGGGACAACACGCAGCTTTACATTACCGAGTCCAATCAGTTCTCTGTGCTTAACAGAACGCCAATTGCCACGGCAATGGTGCTTATTAACGCGCAGACTAGCACTAGTGCGATCCCTGCGCTGGCCGACGCTGGAAAACTAATCACGCTCAGTAACCCAAATCCAATTGCGGTAACAATTGCCGCTGACACAGGCTCTGTTACGACCGACTTTCCTGTTGGCACACAGCTTCTAATGATGCAGCTTGACGCAGGTCAGGTGACAGTGTCCGGGGCCGCTGGTGTAACCATTGTTAGCAAGAACGGGACAAAAACTGCTGGTCAATACTCGCTGATTTCGCTAATCAAAATAGCCGGGAACCAGTGGGTCGTTGGTGGCGATGCAACAACTTAATTTATGCTAGCTTTACTTGGCAGCCTTAGGAAAGCTGGAGGCGCTCCTCCAAGTCCTAGTTTTATAACCAATTCGCTTAGGTTTCGCTCAAGTGCATCTACCTACTTAAGCCGGACATTTGCAACGCCGACAAGCTCTACTGTTTTTACTTGGTCCGCATGGGTAAAACGTGGATCCACTAACGCAACATTTAGGTTATTTGGAGCAAGCACAAATACAAGCCTTGGGTTTAATGCAGCAGATAACCTTGTATTAACGCTTAACGGCACCGCAGCAATTATAACAACATCTGTTTATAGAGATCCGCTTGCTTGGTACCATATTGTTTACGCCCAAAACGGAGCAGCTCAAACAATTTATGTAAACGGATCTTCCGTTGGCACTGGAACAACTGCAAATACTGTTTTTAATACAGCTATTGTGCATCAACTTGGAGCCGCAAATACACTAAATTATTTCGACGGTTATCTTACGGAAGTCAATTTTATTGATGGTCAAGCACTCACGCCCGCATCGTTTGGTGAAATTAACGCAACCACTGGCGTGTGGTCTCCAAAGCAGTACGCTGGCACTTACGGCATAAATGGCTTCCGTTTGCGATTTAATGATATATCGTCCATATCGGCGCTTGGCGCAGACGGCTCAGGAAGCGGAAACAATTGGAATCCAACAAACACATCACTGACAACTGGCGTAACATACGACAGCATGGTTGATGTTCCAATGAATTACAGCGATGGGCAAAACGGAAGAGGAAATTATGCTGTAATAAATTCGCTCAATCCAATAACAACAGCTTCCTTAACTTCTGCAAACCTTCAAACAGCTTCCGCAGCTTCTCAAGCTATTGTTGGGAGCATGTCAATGGATAACGGAAGTTGGTATTGGGAAATACAATACAACGCTGCAACCGCGGATCAATTGGTTGGGGTGTACAAAACATCTGCAACCACTATTTCGGTTACGCCAACAACCAATGTTATTGGTGTAAGGTTTAATGCCGACACGGGAGATTTGGATTACACTGTTGACGGAACATCATACAGCTCGATTGCCACAGGACTTACTGGAGGAGGATACATTCCATACGCAGCCTCTGCAACAAACGCTAAAATTATCTATGCTAACTTTGGCCAGCGTCCGTTTCAGTATACGCGACCTGCCGGGTTTAACGCGCTTAACACAAACAATCTTTCAAATCCAACAATTGTTAATCCGGCAAATTATGTTGCCGCCACAATCTACACTGGCACAGCTAGCGTGCGATCGTTGTCAAACATCACAAACGGTGTGTCATTCCAGCCAAATTTAGTGTGGATTAAATCTCGTGCGTCAGCAAATCATGCGCTGTTTGATTCTGTAAGAGGGGCAACAAATTACATTTCATCTAACACAACTGCAACTCAAGTTACTAATGCCAATACGCTTACGGCGTTTACAGCAAACGGATTTGATCTCGGCACAGACATAACGCTGGTTAATGCAAATGCTGGTTCTTATGTGGCGTGGCAGTGGAAAGAAAGTGCCACCTCAGGAGTAGACATTGTTTCGTACACAGGCACAGGCGCAAGCACTACAATTGCCCACAATTTAGGCGTTGTTCCTGCAATGATTATTGTAAAACGGTTAACTGGAGCTGTTAGCAACTGGCAGGTATATCATACCTCAATCCCGGCTACAGACAGCATGCAGCTTAATACGCAAAATCAAGCAGCGGCGGCTCCAACAGTGTGGGACAATACAGCTCCAACCTTAAATAGCTTTAGCATTGGGGCGTCTTCTGATGTAAATGCCATTGGCATAAGTTACATTGCATATTGTTTTGCTGAAATTTCAGGGTTTAGCAAATTTGGTGTATATCAAGGCAACTCAAATCTTTCTGGCCAATTTGTAAATTGCAATTTTACTCCTAAAATAATTTTAATAAAAAATTCTATTTTAAGCGGATCTGGGTCTGATTGGTTTATTTACGATTCATCTAGAGGAATAAATGCCAAGCCCGCACTTAGAGCAAACGCAGTGTTTTCTGAAATAACAACCGCTAACCTTGATTTTATTTCAACTGGGTTTAAATTAAGAAGTAATCAAGCCGACATAAACGGAAGCGGAAACAATTATATTTTTGCAGCTTTTGCAGAAGCTCCATTTAAACACGCATTAGCCAAATTTTAACTTATGGCTCACTTTGCTGAAATTATTGACGGTGTAGTTCAACGTGTAATTGTTGCAGAGCAAGACTTCATTGACGCCATTCCGGGCCAATGGGTTCAGACTAGCTACAACACGCGGGGCGGCCAGCATCCAGAAGGGCGTCCATTACGCAAAAACTACGCTGGGGTTGGTCACATTTACGACAGTGTCAGGGATGCTTTCTATGTCCCTCAACCGCATCGATCATGGGTGCTTGACGAAGAGACATGCTTTTGGAATCCACCAACCCCGTATCCAGCGGATGGAGGCGCGCACACATGGGATGAGGCGTCCTTATCTTGGATTCCTGCTCTTTAATTTATGGCAAAAAAATCTGTATCACTCGCAGTGGGGCGCGGCGAAAAGTTGCCTGTGTCTAAAGGCGCAGGCCTGACAGCAAAAGGTCGAGCCAAGTACAATCGAGCTACTGGCAGCAACCTTAAGGCTCCTGCACCCAACCCAAAAACCAAAGCTGATGCTGGCCGCAAGAAGTCATTCTGTGCTAGGATGGCTGGCGTCGTAGCCAAGGCTAAAGGCCCAGCAGAACGGGCCAAGGCAAGCATGCGGCGCTGGAAGTGCTAATCTTATGAAGAAAGGACTATACTCCAACATCCACGCCAAACGCGAGCGTATCGCCGCTGGCAGCAAAGAACGCATGCGCAAGCCCGGCAGCAAAGGTGCGCCAACTGCAAAGGCATTTAGACAATCCGCCAAAACAGCAAAGAAGAAGTAGTTATGGACGAGTTCATTGCCAAGGTTCTTAACCACATCTTTGAGCAAGGCCTGACGGTGTCCCTGCTGGCATTGGCGCTGTATTACCTGCATAGTAAACTAAACAAACTAGAAGTAAAAATCACCGAGTGCGAGCAAGACCGGCTCAAGCTCTGGGAAAGAATCGCTCAACTACACGACTGATATGAAAGAATACCTCAAACAACCCTCCACTTGGCTTGGACTTGCTAAACTTGGCGCTGCTGTTGGATTGTACAGCACTGGCATCGGTGGCGCTATTGCCCAAGGAGTTATGGCAATCTTTGGCATTATTGACGTAATCCGCAACGAGAAACGGTGATT